TTTGTCAGGGCGATTACTTCGCCAGCAGGGACAATTAAAGAGCGACCAGTGGGAAATTTTAGAGTTTCCTGCGATCCTCCCGAGCGGCAACCCTTTGTGGCCCGAATATTGGGCGCTTGAGGAGCTTGAAAAAGTCAAGATGTCCATTGGCTTAAAGAAGTGGAACGCCCAATGGCAACAACAACCGACGAACGATGACGGCGCTATCCTGAAACGCGATTGGTGGCGCAGATGGCAGAAGGATGAGCCGCCATCATGCAGCTATTTGATACAAACATACGACACGGCTTACTCCAAAAAGGAGACTGCTGACTTCTCCGTCATCGCAACGTGGGGCGTGTTCCGTCCTTCTGCTGACTCTGGTCCTAATTTAATTCTGTTAGCAGTAAGGAAAGGCCGCTGGGACTTCCCTGAGCTAAAGCGTATTGCCAAGGACGAGTACAAGTATTGGAATCCTGACAGCGTGTTAATTGAGGCGAAAGCTACAGGTACTCCGTTACAGCATGAGATGCGGAAGATGGGTATTCCTGTGACAATGTACTCACCCGGTGGTAGAAGGACAGGGCAAGATAAGGTAAGTCGAGCCAATGCTGTCGCTCCTATCTTGGAATCCGGCATGGTCTGGTATCCGGAGGATGAGGAGTTTGCTCAGGACCTAGTGGAGGAGTGCGCCGCGTTCCCTAATGGTAGTCACGATGACCAAGTAGATGCAACCATTATGGCGTTGATGCGATTTAGACAAGGTAACTTTATTTCGTTGGACGATGATGACGACGAAGAGAAAGAGGTTATCGACTCAAAGGTCGAGTATTATTGATAAAAAGGGTGGGGTATGGTAGCTTAACGACATTCTTTTCACGGGCCGCGGACCATGGAACAAGCTACTCCATCTATTCAAGACAAAATACGTGCAGCTGCTATAGATCGGGGTATTGATCCTGACGTAGCCCTTCGCATTGCTAATGCGGAGAGTACACTAAGTAATGCTGCAAAGAATACCCGATCCTCGGCGCGTGGTCTATTCCAAATTATTGACAGCACGTGGAAGAACTTTGGTGGGGACCCTGCCAAACGCAATGATATTGATGAAAACATCCGTGTTGGCTTAAATATAATTGCTGGCAACAGGGATTCATTTCTAAAGCGCTTTGGCAAAGAGCCAAACAAAGAGCAGATATACGGCATGCATGTGCTGGGAACGGGCGATGCGTTCAAGGTATTTAATGCTGCCGAAGATGCGGCGATAAAAAACATAGTTCCGAAGAAGGTAATCAAAGCTAATCCGTATATGGATAAGATGAGTGTGGCTGATTTTATTAGCTTCACGCAAAATAAGATGGCAAAGAAGGGCACAGCAACGCCGACCACAGCGGTTGCAAAGACTGAAGGCCCTGTGCCCATGCCGCAAGCGCCTAAGGATATGATGCGCGAAGCTACTAGCAAGAAGCCTTCCTCGCGGACCGTGGACCTCGGAACAGCATCCAACCCAACCGCACCTCCAATGAACAGGGATTTGTTGGCAAGCCTTGGCCCCAGCTATCAGGCAGCATTAGGTGCTATATCTCTGGCGGATTCGGCGGATGACGATGAGGAGATGTTGTCAGAGCGGTATGCAGATATGATCGCGGAGCAGCAGGGTAATGAGGTAGTGCCGTCTACGCTTGGCGATATCCAGTTATCTTATGCGTCACCGTTTGAGGAGACAGCCCCTGTGCAGTTAGCGGCGGGTGGCGAGGTAGGTGTACAGAAAATGGCCTTTGGTGGTTTGCCATACAAGCCTTCTGCATTGATTCCATCACGGGTAAAGAACCAAGTAGCTACTGCTCAGTCGGCGCTGGATGCATACAACAGGGATGTAGGTTCGTACAACGATAGGTTAAATGAGTACAACACTCGGGCGGAAGAGTACAGAAGGCAGGTAGAGGATTACAACAACCAGATCAATGCTTACAATGCTCAACGCAATCAGTACATATCATCGTATATTGGTGGGGAAAATCCTACGTTATTTACTGAGTTTAAGGGTTCGTATAATCCTATTGCGGGTAGTGGTGCGAAACCTATTCCTATTAAAACCCCTGATTTAAATCCTGTTTTTCAAGGAAGAGCAGGACCAAATCCTCAATATTTTATTCGCCACGGCGAGTATCGCAGGATGGATGAACCGTCAGCCCCGGGTAGTTTTTCTGCTACTGAGCCTAGCGCTCCTAACGCACCAACCCAACCAACTCAGACGATAGAGCAAGCCCAAGCAGCGGTAGCTGCGGCTAAGGATAAACAGCGTCGCTTGCAGTTGACGTACGACGTGATGCAAGATCCTGAGAAATTTAATTTGTCGATGCCTGCGTTGTTTGCTGAAGGCGGTCCGGTGTATCGCAACGCAGGTTCCCCTGTCTATGGCGAAATAGCAGACACAGGCCCCATCACTGCTGACACACGCGCAGCAATGTCTAACTTCCAAGTGCCTAATGCACGGGAAGCAATGAATGCATTGAAGAAAATTTATGGTGAGGGTGCATCTAATTTAGAATCGCGATTGCGTGGTTCGGTTGCCGCGATCCCCGGAGCAGTAGGCGATATTGGTCAAGCGTTTGACATACGCGGGCTACGCGATGCGCCGACCACGGAGCAGTTGCTAAAGAAATACCCACAGCGTTTAACGCAACCCACTAAAGAAGCTGAAGGGTTTGAGAATATAGGCACGTACTTGCCTGTTCCTGTTTCTCCTTCCGCCGTTACTGGGACAGCCAAGGCAATGCTGAAGGGGTTGAAGGAGTCGGGGCCACAGGTGGAATCTACCTTAGCAAGAAAATTCCCTGCTTTTGCTCCAATGAATATAACTCCGGATAGCGCTAAAGCACTTCAATACATGGATGTTCCAGAAAGCGCTATGTTTACCAGTGCGGTAGATAGTTTTGTCGCTTCTCAGAAAAATCCTGTTACTAAACAACAGTTGCTTGGTCAGATGAAAGGCAAGTTTAGGGACTACGAAATTGGTCGAGTATCGGAAGCATTAGCGGATCTTCCTGATACTGCTCGTATCCTTCCTAATGAACTGGCAGCTAGGGTATCGCAGTCTTACCCAACAAACAGAATAGCTACATACACGTTAGAGCCAGCTAAATTAGACAGATGGGCATCTATGGATAACCCATATCCTGATCTTCCTGTTGGCGTGGTAAACATGAGATTTAACACCCCAATAGAAAACGTAAAAAAGGCCATAACCAGCGAGGACACACTGGAAGTTTTGACTAGTCTATCAGGAAGAATATCGTCTTTACCAAAAGAAGCTGAAATAAAAATGTTGTCGGACTATGTGTCGTCTTTGCCTAATGCTAAAGAATATACAGGGTTATCCAAGCAACTTGACACAGTACGTAAGACGGCTACTTTGGCAGAAAAAGAACTAAAAAAGTTAGACGGGGCATTAAGACCATATAAGTACCCAGCTCTTACTGATAACTGGAGTGATTTAATAACAGATTATCTTAAAAAGAATAGTAGTGCAAATTTTAATGATGCTAAGGAGGCTGTGAATTTAAAGATTCAACGCGAAGCTGACAACGACTTGAAAAAAATAGGCATAGAAGTTCCATCATTAAATTTACCTTTAGAAGAGCGGTTGGCAAAAATTGAATCACAAATTGCGGTTAAAAGAAATCAACTTATAGAAAACGCAAAAGACGTTCTTTCTGAAATGAACGACAAAGTTCGTCCAGAAATGGTTAATCTTGCTAATGAACTTAAAAAGGGCACGGTATATAAAGGCCAGCATTCATCACTAACACCTAAGAGAAGCCCAATAGGATTTTCTCGATTTGTCGATCAGACTGCTACCATCCCCGGCATGGGTGAGACAAAAGTCATGCACATGATTGAACTCCAATCTGACTTGTATGATGACATCATTAAACAGGGCGCTAAGTCTGGAAGCAAAACAAAGGATATTGAAGAGATTGAAAAGCTTAAACCTAAAATTACTGAGTTGTTAGCTAATCCAAAAGTAAAAGATGCTGCTGGAAAGATAAACCATATTAGAACCATTTATCCTGCTACGGCTAACGTAGAGAGATCAGAAGAAATTGCCAAGATTATTCAGAGTAATCCAGAAATAAAAAAGGAGTTGATTGAATACTTAAAGCTTTCTGATAAACAAGGAAAACTAAGCGCAAGATCTAAATACTCTGGAAAGTATGATATTGACGAACCTTTTTATGGTATTGAGAAATCTCCTCAGGTAGTGCAACAGATGATGATTAAAAACGCTATTGGGGCCGCTATGAAACGCGGAGTTAATGTTGTCACTTTCCCCGGAAAAGAATCAAAGCAGGCTCAACTTTACGAGAAGCTAGAGCCTAACCTCAAGCAGGTAGTAAAGGACCTTGGCGCAGGATTTGAAATACGTCCTATAGAGTTGCAGGATAGTGCAGGGAAAATATATAGTCATATAGGAGTAGTGTGGAATCCTGACACAGCCAAGCGGGTTTTAAAAGAAGGCATCAGGTTCAATAAAGGCGGAGCAGTAGATAAGAACAATTTAGATTATGCAAAGTATATTTAAGGAAATAAAATGCCGATAGATCGTAGCGAGAGCCTGCCAACAGGCAATATTGATATTGAAGTGTCCGCACTAGAGGACATGCCTGATGTCGAGATTGAACTCGATGAGGAAGGTGGCGTTACGGTCAGCCTTGGCGAAGGTGAGGACGAAGAGGTTGGCTATGATGCTAACTTAGCAGAGATACTTCCTGACGACGTGTTGTCCCAAATATCGGATAACTTGATGGCGCTGTTTGAGGCAGATAAGTCGTCGCGTGAGCAGTGGGAAAAGATGTACAGCGATGGTATGGAGCTTCTTGGCTTGACCATGGAAGAGCGCACTAAGCCGTTCAAAGGATCGTCTGGCGTATTCCACCCAATGCTGCAAGAGTCAGTAGTGCAGTTCCAAGCGCAAGCGTTAAAAGAATTGATGCCGTCAGACGGCCCTGTACGTACACAGGTGCTGGGCAAAGAGACTCGTGAAAAGGTCATGCAAGCGGTCCGCGTTAAAGATTTCATGAACTATGAGATCACAACAGAGATGCAAGAGTACACGCCTGACTTTGATCAGCTGCTGTACTACGTTGGCTACGGCGGTTCAGCATTTAAGAAGGTCTACTACGATCCTAGTCTAGGCCGTATGGTCAGTCCTCTGGTATTACCGGATAACTTGTACATCCCCTATCACGGTTCAAGTGTCATGAGCCGTTGTGAGCGGATCACGCACCGTATTCCTATGTCCACCAATGCTTACCGCAAAGCGGTGGTGTCGGGCCAGTATCTTGACCTAGCAGAATCCAGCATTGAGCAAGAGACAACGAAAATAGAAGAAGCAACAGATAAGATTACTGGTGTCTCGCCCGCGGGTGAGGAAGAAGAAATGTCGTTGCTGGAGTTCCAGATTGACTACGACTTGCCGGGGTTTGAAGACCTAGGTGAAGACGATGAGCCAACAGGCATAAAGCTGCCCTACATCATAACTTTGGATGAGGTATCAGGTCAGGTTATTGGCGTTCGCAGAAACTGGGACGAGGATGACGAGAAGCGCCTTCGTAAAGAGTATTTTATCCATTACTTGTTGGTTCAAGGCCCCGGCTCCTACGGTTTGGGCTTTTTGCATTTGATGGGTGGGTTGACTAAATCTGCTACATCCTCGCTGCGTCAATTGATTGATGCGGGTACGTTCTCTAACTTGCCTGCGGGCTTTAAAGCTAAAGGCGCACGTATTGAGAATGATGATGTGCCTATCCAGCCGGGTGAGTGGCGAGATATGGATGCGGGAGGCATGGAGCTTACCTCGTCTATGTTGCCATTGCCGTACAAAGAGCCTAGTCAGACGTTGTTTGCGCTGTTGGGTTTCTGTGTGGACGCTGGTCGTCGCATTGCATCTATTACTGACCTGAAGGTTGGTGACAG